CCGCCGATACCGTCGCGCCGTCAACGACGGCCAGGTGCCGCGCCGGCAGATCCCGCGGCTCAACACATGGCTCCGCGACCAGTGGGAGACATGGGCGCCCGAACCCATCACACCCACGCGCCAGCACAAGCACACCTGGAACTGCGAACACGTCCACCAGCTCATGGATTCACATGAGGACGAATACGACCACACCGGCAGCCTCCGGGAAGGCAAACCGTCCAAGTGGTATCTCGCATGCCAGGCATGTGCCGACGAACTCAACAACCAACAAGAAACCAGCAAGGAGAAGCAATGAGCAACTACCAAACCAACCAGATCAAGCTCATCAACACGAGCCTCATCGACCCACACCCGGACAATCCACGCAAGCAGATCGGCGACGTGACCGACCTCGCGGCCAGCATCAGAGCCAACGGGCTCCTCTCGCCCCTCAGCGTCGTGCCCCACGGCCAGCGTTATCGTGTCATCGCCGGCCATCGCAGGCTCGCCGCATGCAAACAGGCCGGAACCGGAGCCGTCCCATGCTTCGTGCTTGACCTCGACCCATTGCAGCAGCTCGAGGCCATGGTCACCGAGAACTGCCAGCGAGAACAGCTCACCGCGTTGGAGGAGGCCGACGCCATCCAGGGAATGCTCGACCTCGGAGCCACCACCGCCAGCGTCGCCCACCAGCTCGGCCGAAGCAGCGACTACGTGCGTGACCGCGCCAAGGCCGCCAGCATCGACAACGAGGTCAGAGCGACCCGCGACGATTTCAGCCAGCTCACCATCGGCCAGCTCGTGGCCATAGCGCGATACGACGGCCGTCCGGATCTGCAGAAGAAGCTCGCGCAGGCGGCCGGCACCTCGAACTTCGACTACACCCTCAGCCGCATCGAATGCGATGAGAACGACCGGCAATGGATCGAATCGGTCGCCGCGCTCCTCGGGGAGCCCGACAGCGGCATCAACCTCATCCCCGACCCCGAAAAGCCCTACAGCGACCCGGAATGGCGCTACAGCGGCTGCATGTTCCCATCCACCGGCACCCCCGAAGAAGCCATCGAGAAGATCCGCGAACAGAACCCAGCCGCCGTATCCATCCACACGGTCTCGCAGCAGGTCTACCTCTGGACCCGCCGCGACAAGACCGCCGACGCCGAAAAGGAAGCCCGACGCGCCGCCGAACAAGCCGAACGCGACGCCCGCAGGCACGCGCTCGAGGAATACGCCGCCGCATCAGCAGACAAGCGCATGGCATGGCTCCACGGCCATCTCCACGGCATCAAACGCGCCAAGCTCGTCGAAACAGCGGCAAAGCTCGGACTCCTGCAGATCATCGACCCATTCCCAGGCGGCTTCACCGACGCCCTCACCAGCTGGAACGACCACACCGGAAGCCGCGAGGAATACGAGAAGATCACCGGCATCGCCGCCGAGGACGCCCCCACGGCCGCCCGCATCAGCCTGCAGACCGACGACTGGCCATTGGAAGCAGCATCCATCCTCGCCGCACGTTTCGAATGGTTCATCGATCCGACCGACTGGACCACCGTCAACGACATCAGCAGACGCATCCCCGGCTACTACCAGATCCTCCAAGACCTCGGCTACACGCCCACCGACGACGAAACCAGCCACCTCGACCAGCTCATCGCCGCCATCACCGAAGCCGACTCCGACGAAAACGAAGAAGACGAGGAGAACAACCAATGACCAGGAAACAACTCGAAAGACTCGCCCAACTCCTCACCGACACCGCCCAGACCGCCAGCACAATCGAACTGCGAGCGCTCGCCGGTGGCAGGGCGGATGACGGCATCGTGGCGATGGCGGCCGGGTTGAGGACCAATTGCACTTCGTGTTTGGTGTTGGTCGACGGCCTGATGCAGGAGGGGGTGCGTTGTGAGTGAGTTTGCCGATTCGAAGCGTGCCGCCTTGGAGCGGCAGGGTTGGCATTGCCTGCGTTGCGGGACGAACATCCATGACCCGTCATGCTGGCCCGGACGTTCCGGCCATCACCGTCAGCTGCGGCGGGCGGCGGATCCGGATGTGAGGCACAGCCCAGTCAACATCATCGAGCTGTGCGGCAGCGGTGACACAGGATGCCATGGTTGGGTCCACCAGCATGTGGAGGAGGCGGAGCGACTGGGATTAATCGTGCCGTTCGGCGCGGATCCGCGTGATGTGCCGGTGTTCGACTGGGAAGGCCGGTGGATGCTGCTGAACATGGACGGTACCGCGACACCGCTCACGCAGACCGAAATCATTCTCCTACAAACGAAAGGAAACCAATGATAAGCGAGGAAAAAGCCAAAGAGGACATGCTGCTGTGGGTGGACGTGGAGACCACGGGTCTCGACCCGGACCATGACAGGATCCTCGAGGTGGAAATGCGTTGCACCGACATGAGAGGCGTGCGGTGCGTCGGAGGTTTCCGCCGCGTCATCGGACTGCAAGGCCGCAAGGCATCCATTACGGACGGGAACATCAAGGCGTGGCGCATGCACTGCGCCAACGGACTACTCGAAGACGCTCTCGACGGCGGATATACAGAGGAGGCGACGGCGAACGCGCTCGAGGAATACGTCGACAGCCTCGCGCAATCGTTCACCCTCCATCCGGCAGGCAGCAACCCGCAGTTCGACATCGACTTCATCACCCGACTCTGCCCGAACCTCCCGCTGCACTACCACCGCATCGACATGGCCACCCTCCGCGACAGTCTCGAAGCCGCCGGCTGGGACGTGAGGCCGGAAGAGGAGACGCCCGCAGCCAGCGCCCACCGCACCGGCACATGCCTCGACCGCGACATCCGCCAATACGCGCGCATCATCCGCCAACTCGCCGCTCATCCGGTCCGATACGTCGCCACGAAAGAAGCAAGGTGATGGACGTCGCAGCCGTGATCCTCCTCATCGCCGCCATCCTGATCGGCTGGATGGCCAACCGGCCGTGAAACCGCCACACACTGAAAGGAACCTGAATGAAACAGACCATCAACCGTATCTCCAACCGCGTCGGCGACTGGTTCGCCACGCTGTTCACCTTCGCCGCGCTGCTGCTCGTGCCGCACGCCATCATCCGGCCGGTCATCGGCTACAGCCTCCACTACTGGATCCCAATCCAATGGCTCGCACTGCACGCCGTGCTCATCATCCTCGCGCTCTGCATGGCGCTCGCCGCCTATGTCATCGCGGACCGCACCGCCGTGGAACCACCGGAAGCATACTGAAAGGAGCCATCATGGCAGACCAGGAGACCATCACGATCGGTCTGGAGACGCAGAACAAGGTGGCCGAAGCCATCTACCTGCGCTGGTATCGCAACGGCCGCCGCCATCCACGCCAATGGAACGAGATGGCCATGGAGGACAAGGAGCCATGGAGGCGCGTGGCCAAGGACGCCATCAGAACGTTCTTCGCCTCTCCCGAGTTCCAGACGATGCTTGACGACGTGTACGACGAAGGTTACGACGACGCCAAGAACGAACACGAAGGCGAGGAGCCGCGGTGAGCGTCAACGTCCCGCTGCATAAATGGCGGTCGGCCGACCCGGCCATCCTGATCGGCCGCCGCTGCATCGCCCGCACCGACGACGACGTCGTCATCGACGGCCGACTCGAACTCATCCGCTGGCCGGACGGCACCGCCACCCTCCGATTCCAAGGCATCGGAAACGACATCATCGACCACGATCCGAACACATGTTCCAACAGCATGAGCGACGGCATACGAAGTCTCGCCGTCTACGGAAAGGAATAACCAATGGAACCACTGGACCACACACATGAAAAAGGAAACCCAATGAGAAACACCATCTGCGCCACACTTACCGCCATCACACTCACCCTCTGCACCGTTCTCGCGGGATGCGGGAGCGCGTCGGAGCCTTCCACGCCAGCGCATGCGGTCAGGTCCATCGACTCGCAATGCACCGATGGAGGCACCGCCCATGGTTTCTACGAGTGCGCCATCACGTTGTCCGATACACGAAAGGTGGACTGCATCGTCTACGCATGGGGAAAGCAAGGCGGCCTGTCCTGCGACTGGAGCCATGTGAGCGGAGCGGACAAGGAGCCGGACCGATGAGCTACCGGGAAATCCATGAGCTGTTCGTCGTCTGCGACGAGTGCCATACAAGCCTTTCCGTCGATGACGCGACCTACGAGGACGCCGACAACGAGGCCGTCGACCACGGCTGGCAATGTGACGAGTTCCAAGGCAGGCACTACTGTCCGCTCCACTGGCACGTCGAATGCCATGACTGCGACATCACCGACAGTGGAGCGCCGGACGAACTGGAAGCCGCGGGATGGCACATCGACCGAGATTATCCATGCGACAGCCTCTGTCCGAACCACCGTCATCTCTCATGCCGCGAATGCCGCAAGTGGGATGTCGGACCTCTGCATCGGCTCGAATACGAGGGATGGCAAGTCAATTCCATCGACCCCAACGCCAGCCTTTGCCCGGAATGTGCCAAAACCAAGAAGGAAACAAAATGAGAAACAGCGACGCAGACATCGCCATCGACGTGCTCAACAAACTCATCGCCCAGGAACTCGAAGCCGCGAGCGCCGGAATGCGTTTTGGCAATCGACCCCTCGAGGAAAGTGCGTCGATTTGATACCACGCCTACATCAATGCCAGGGACAAGATTCGGGAGGCGCTCGCCGATGCCGTGGAGGAGCGGGATGCTCGGAACCCGTTCCAGTGTCAGCGTGATGAGTTGGTCACGCAGGATATGCACACGTGCGATTTGTGTGGCAGGCGGGTGTCCAGTCCGGTCCGGGCCATCTCGTTGGATGTCTACCGTCTTTTCGAGCAGTGGCGCCTGTCCCAATCGGAGGCCGGTGAATGAAAGACCGGACCCCGCATCTGTGCCGGAACGCTCTCGGCACTGCCATCTGCGCCAGCAACGGCATCGGACCAGGGCGTTGCACCTTCCCTCGCCACCGTCTGCAGCACTGCGTCGTCTGCGGCAGGTGGTGGAAAGCCTCAGCCGTCTCGACGCACTTGACCATCTGGACCGAAATGCCCGATTGGGTTATCCGGATGCTTTGGCACAACATCTGGGAATCGGCCGAAAATCATCCCACCCAGGAAAGAGGAAACCATGAGTAAGGAAACACTCGCCCCGCCACTGCCGCCGATCGACGCGCGCACCGAAGCCGTCGCCGAACGTCTGTTCGGACTCAAATGGGCACTCCGCAAGGACTCCACCGAAATCATCCACGAGGAATGGAATACCGCATCCGAATGGATCCGCGACGGATACCTGCGCCAAGCCATCGAAGTGCTCGCCGCCGCCGACCAAGCGGAACCAGCGAGCGCCAAGGCCTCCGGCTACCAGGACCGCATGCGTGTCGAATACCGCGATTTGACCGCCCGCGCCGGCAGGCTCAGGGACATGCTGCAAAGGTATGCGGATGGCACGCTCGATTTCGAGCCCACCTGCCCGATCAGCCTGTTGAGCAGGCAGCTTGACGTCATGGACGAATACGCGCTCATCCTCCGCCGTCGGGCCAACATCGAGCACATCAGCCTCGGCGAGCAGCGCATCGACACGGCCACCAGGGACGCCCGATGAGCGACACGGCCGGCCGTATCCGCGCCGCCGTCCAAGGCATCACGGGCCTGCCGGACGCGCTCGCCCAACCAATGCGCCAGCTTGACCAAGCCCTCGCCCAAATCGGCAGCCTGCCAGCCGACCCCACGAACGAACCAACAAAGGAGAATAAGCAATGAGCAACGACATCGACAAAAGCGTGAACCGTCTCAACGCGGCCGAAACCATCCGCCGCCAGGCCATCGCACTGCAGAAACACATCAGCGAGGCGCTCGCCGGCCTCCAAACCCTCAGCGGCAGCGAGGACATCCAGATCAGCCACGCGCTCACCATGGCCACCGTCCAAGCATCCAAGGCACTCAAACAGGCGCACCTGATGCAGGACTCGGCCGACATGCTCGATCAGGCCGACCAGCGAGACGAGGAGAACAACATCAGCCGCATGCTCATCAGCAAGATTGCCCAGCAAGGCGAATAAAAAGAGAGGCCCCGCCAAGCCGGACGGAACCTCCAAGAAACCAACCACCATTCTAGCCGGAAGCGGGAGCACTCATGAACAAATGCCAACAATGCGGCGAACCAGCACAAACCACCCTCTGCAAAACCTGCGCCAAACACATGCGCCGACAGGCCAGCAGCCTCGCCAAAACCATTCCGGAACTCCGCGCGCTCGCCGAACGCAAGGCGCACATCGGCGAGCGCGGTGGTGGCGTTCGTGGTGGTGAGCCTGGGTTGCCGGTGAGTGTGCATTGGCTGGAGGTGTATGAGGAGGCGGCCCGCTTGATGCTTCGGCTGGCGGGTTGCGTGGATCTCAAGTGGATGCTGTTGCCGGTCGAGGGGTGGCGGCCGGCGTATCGGGCGGTGTGCAGGTCGTGGTCGCGTGTGGTGTGTTCGCCGTCGGCCGGCGAGCTGGCCGATCGGCTGGACAGGATGCTCAGGCGCGTCGACCGGCTTTCCACGCCTTCGGACGGCAGGGTGACTGTCGTGCAATGCCCGGACTGTTCGACGTCGCTGGCCGTGCCGCAGGGCATGCGTGATGGCTGGTGTCCTGAGTGTGGCGAGCGTTTGGACTTGGACATGCTGGTGGCCGGCAGACTGGGGGAGGCTGGACA